CGATGATAACGCATTCAACACTAAACCAGAGGAAAAGCTTTTCAATATGCAATCTATCCATGCTGAGCTTGCTAAGATTGGTGTGGGTTATACTGATGCGAACAAGAAGAAACCCGAGGTTCCGTTTAAGAAACTCGACGATCTATCTTTCTTGAAGCGATCTTTCCATAAGCATCCACAATTGAAGAAGGTGGTTGGTGCTTTGGAAAAGGAATCGATTTTCAAGTCGTTATCTATGACCCACAGACCAAAGAAAGGGCAGAAGGAATCGATGGCTGAGATTTGTGCTTCCAATCTCAATGGTGCTTTGCGTGAACTTTACTTCCACAGTGCAGATGAGTATTACAAATACTTGCCTGTGTTTTGTGAAATCGCGCGTGAGACCAAGGATCCAGAAGGACACAAAGTCATTGATTACTTTAAACCTTTCACTGAGGATGAGATTCGAGAGCAATATGAACGAACATCGTGTACTTACGACAAGGCGTTAGAGGCTCTTGAATGCCAAGCAGGTGAACTTGAAGACATCGAAGATATCGGAATGGTTGATTGTGTTCCATCTGGCGCGGCTTATACTGTGAAGAGACAGAAGTTGAGGCGACGTGAACGTTTTTACCAGGAGTGGGAGATTGAATTCGGAGTCAAAGTTGTTGATCGTTGGATGGAAACACCATTTCAACCCCTTCCACATTTTGTGCGAGGCGATTTAACATATGCTTGCATTGATTGTGCCCGCAAGAGATTTGGATTGGGTATTATTCGCAAATGGGTGCTCATTGAGGAGTATTTTATGTATGCGAGAGATGTGGATTTCATCCGCTATCACAACATGACAATGGGGTATGATTGGAAATACCCCACTTTTCAGGCTTTGAGGGAGTGGTCGTATGGCCAATTCTCTTCTCAGGTTATTTACTTCGATGGTCTCCTCCTTTACAGAGAGCCCGAAGTTGAGGTCCGGCCAGCCTCTAGATCCTATCGTGAGCAATATATTTCTTCCTTGATTGCATTCCACGCAGTCGCTGCTTTGGCAATAGCAGGAACTTGCATAGATATCACCTCTGCCGCAGAAGCTTTCTGTGGTGAAGAGATGGTTCCGATTGCAGACACTATTTACGCCCATTGCAACGACTCTACTGGATATTTATCTTGGGAGTGGCCACTCACATTCAAAATCCTTGGCTTATTTCCACAAATATATTTTCATTATTTGTTTGCCAAAGGTCGTATTAAGATTTCCATTCAAAGGTTGTCTTTTACGCAACAGGTGTTTTTGTTGCAGATCTTCATGCTGGGAGGCTTTAAGTGGCTTTTTACCCAGTTTTTGTTGTTCCTGTACATGCACGCTGTTTTTACGGGTGGTATGGTGTTTTATGATCATGTCACCAACAATCCCGTTTTCTAAATACATTTTATATATTTGTACAATTACATGTCTGGACCCTTTGTCCTTAACTAGATTTGCTGCATGGCTGGAAACCTGCAGCATCTTATAGATTTCCACTAGAGATATAATAGAGAGTTCAAGTCCTGACTCAAAGTCAAAACGGGACCCTTGTACTGAACCGATCAGTCAAAATTCGGTAGGGGTGGATACCCCGCTATTGGCTCAAGCTGGAAATTTTGGAATGACAAAGGTTGATCAGCAGACTCAGGAGTCTACAGCTAGATTCTTGGACCAATCTCCTGCCTTTCATGCGCATTTGGGATCATCTTTAGATGACACTCGGGGTGCAACAGATGACGGAGAAGTTGGCTTCAAGGACTGGTTTTCACGACCAGTGCAGATTGCTAGCTACAAGGTCACACCCTCTGGAACTGCTTTTTCTGAGTTGTTGAGTCCTTGGACCGAATGGATGCAGAATCCACGGATTTCAAATAGGATCAACAATTTCCGTAATTTTCGTGGAAATTTGAAGGTGAAGTTTGTTATTAATGGAAATGCTTTTTATTGGGGCCTATTTATGGCTTCTTACTTTCCTGGTGCTGGCAATTTCTTTAATGCAGAGTTTAACTTTACCGATTATCGCATGCTTGGCGATGTCAGTAAAGCTTCACAACGAATGCACGTGTTGCTAGACCCTACAACTAGTCAGGGTGGCACCATGACTTTACCTTTCTTTTATCCGTTCGATGCTTTTGATTTGACTTTAGATGACACCAATTTATTGGGTGAAATTTGGTTGACTCAAATTGTACCTTTGAAGCATTTCACTTCCACGCAACCTGTGGAAATCACAGTTTATGCATGGTGTGAGGATGCTGTGTTATCTAGTCCTACGCAGAATAATTACCTTCAACTCACAGCGCAAGCGGGTGAAGTTGGTGATGAGTATGCTAAAGGACCAATATCTAAACCAGTTTCCAAATTTGCTGAAGTCAGTTCTATGTTCAAAAATGTGCCCCTGATTGGAAAGTGGGCTTATGCATCAGAGATGGGAGCCACTGCAATGGCCAAAATTGCCTCTACGTTTGGTTATTGTCGGCCCCGTGTTGTCACTGATACAACTAGAATGAACATCAACCAAGGTTTGGAATTGGCCTGTATTGACGCTCAAGATACGAGCTATACTCTGGGGTTCAATGCGAAGAGAGAGTTGACCTTAGACCCCATTGTGGCTGGAGCAGGGCCCGTCGATGAGTTAGCTTTCTCAACAATTGCTGCCCGCCCAGGTATTCTCGGAAGAGCTTTGTGGACACAAACTGGGAGCAATGGTGATGTCGTGTGCAGTTTTCCAGTCACACCTAATCAATTTATTATCGAAAATCGTCTTTTACCAAATGTTGATGGTGTTACAACTTTTCTGCCTTGTTCTTTCGTATCCCACCCATTCGATTATTGGAGGGGTGTGATGCGAGTTCGAGTGCAGGTTATTGGCAATGCTTTTCACAAAGGACGATTGATGATATCGTGGGATCCACGACAATCATTAGTTAACCCCGAAACGCAGACCACGCGATCACACATCATTGATATTGCAGAAGAACGTGATTGCACTTTCGATATTGGTTGGGGTTCTCCCTATGCTGGTTTGACAGATGTATTGTCTGTACCAGGAGCCTCTACTTTTGCAGTCTACGCTCCCTATACTGGGGGTGTGAATGCAGACAATGGAACTGTCATGATATCTGTCGTTAATAAATTGACTGCCACACAGGATAGTGACGCGGGAGTCACTATAGTGGTGTGGGTGTCTTTTCCTGAATTGGAAGTGTATGCTCCCAATTCCGACAAGATTGCAAATTTTTCACCTTGGCAAGCTGGAGACGATAATTTGGTCGCTCAAGCTGGAGCAGTGGAGGATGGTGACATCACAGCTGATGATCCGGGCAAGCCGGTGGAAGAGGAGCCGTGTCACACTATGGGAGATTATCCCAAAGCAGATGCGTCTATGTTCCTACATGGCGATCCCGTTGATTCTTTCAGGACTGTGATGAAGAGGTATTGTTTAGCAGAAGTGATGTCATTTGATTTCACTCCCGATGATGTACGGCCTTATAAATATATGGAATACCGACGTCCGATGAATCCTATTTATCGTGGGACGCAACCAGCTATACCACGGTGGAATGGGCCTCTGACCATTCGCGCCTACGTCAACCAATGTTATCTTGGATGGCGTGGTGGAGTGCGTGAGAAGCTTGTTCCACTCAAAACTGAATTTCCGTATAATTACATTGTATCCCGTGTTCCACAAACTGATATGGGATATTTTGAGGGTTCCTACAACAATTTGGATCTATTACTCTACTTTCAAGATGAGTCATGGAGTGGTTGTTTGCAGGTGAATGACAATTGTAGTCAGGTTGCGGAAGTCGAGTTGCCGTTTTATACGAGTTCACGATTTTCGGCAACCAATTATGATTTGAATGCCCAGTCCCGAACACAACATTATCGGGTGAGTGTCATTTCTGAAAAGTCGGATGCACTTCCAGCAACCGACCAAGGTAAGGGTCATTTACTCCGGTACGAAGCAGTTGCAGATGATTACAACTGTTTCATGTTTATTGGCGCACCGCAAATGGTTCATGAACCTATTGCGCCAACTTAATCATCACAACAGAGACTTTCTTAAAATGTTTTGTCTCGCTTTTATATTACATATTACATATTACATAATAAACATTTAATTGGTGTTGCAGCGCACCGCCTGGTCATATCGCCAGGTCCCAGCTACGTTAGAAACATAGGTTTCCCAGAACCCCTGACGTAGTCTGGGGGGAAATTTTTCCTAAGTTGTTTCTTCTAAGCG